TCTAAAGAAGTTCTTGCTCAGCATAAGCCCAGCATCGCCATGCCCGCCGGACTTCAACTGAGCGATCATGTTCGAGAGATGGGCCGCAATGAAAAAGGCGGTCGCATCTATGAATTTATCGGCACGGATACATTCGGCGACGAATGGAATGCCCGTGTCCGGTTTGAGGTGGACGCAGGGCGGGATCAGGAGCCTATCTTGTACCTGGTATTCTACAGTGAGATTCGTGACGCCAATCTGCCGAAGCTGATTGACGTACAAAAGATCGGCCCCGGTGGTGTGGTGTTCGAGGAAGTGTTCGAGGGCGGCGAGGTCAAGTTCGCTTCGGTGAGTTCCAGTGAGGAAAGTGTTGCAATCCGGCACTTCGGAGTCGGGCTGGAATATTCCAAAGACCTCGTTATCTTCAATCAGCTTTGGAATGTGTCGATTGTCGAGCGGCAGATGGGTATCGCCTTCAATGCGTTACTGAATCACCTGCACTTCAATCCGATCCTCGCGTTCTCATATGCGGCGGCCAACCAAACGGCGGCCAACACCGCAGGCGACAGCATCGCGGAGAACTACGTCCTTACGCTAGAAGATGCTATCACCAATGCGAAGGCTGATACATCAAATCCGCGTCGTGGGCCGTATGCGCTACTCGTGGCAAGCGCCAATATGTTTATGTGGGAACGAGCACTGTTCCGTGTGCCCCAGCAGGGCTTTTCAAAGCAGTCTAGTGCGTTGGATATGATCCGCGCGGTGGTTGCTTACGACGGCTGGACAGGTACACGCGGCGCGAAGACCACAACCTACTCCGGCGTGAGTTCAAACAAGGCTTACTTGGTTGATCTCGCCAATCGGGATCAGGATTTGGTGAGTTACGTCAAACAGGACTTGGAAGTGACAACGGGGAACCCGGATGTGTCAAGGTTCCTCTTGGATCAGCGCGTGTATGACGTATATCGCGGGGTGTATTGTAATCCCCTGCGTTCTACTGAAGAGATTACCCTGCCGACCACTGCATAGGAACTAGAGAGTGGAAATCGTTAGCATCTACACGCCGGGAAAATATGATCTCGCCGATTCGTATGGCTTAATCGCCTCAATGTTGGCGCGTCACTTTACCCAAATGGGCATACGAGTGAACGCGCTTAGCTTCGAGGCGGGCAAGCCCGCTTATCAGCCGGATGATATTCGTGAGATTGTCGAGCAACCGATTCAGGCTTCGCTCGGCGGAATCATTCTCGGTTATCCAGTTAGTCACCGCAAGCATGGCGCGATGGCAATGGCAGGACCGCGTGTAGCGATAACGATGTTTGAGAGTACCAGGTTGCCGCCCGGATGGGTGGATGCGTTAAACCAATGTGACACGGTAATTGTACCGTCCGCCTTCTGCGAACAGGTGTTTCTTGCAGAAGGCGTGACGGTTCCGATTGTCGCGATGCCACTCGGTATTGACGCTACCTATCAACCCGTCCGGCGCGACTCGTCGAGCGAACCCTTTACGTTCCTCGCTTTCGCAGATCGCGGAAGGCGTAAAGGGTCGCATGAGGCGATTCAGGCGTTCTTAAAAGCCTTTGGCGATGATCCGCGCTACCAATTGCTGCTCAAGGCACGTGAACGGGAAGTCACTATCAATATCCTGAATGACAATATCCACATGATTCAAAAGGATATGGACACTCAGGAATTGTATGAACTGTATAGCTCGGCACATTGCATGATCTTCGCATCGAAAGGCGAGGGGTTTGGTTTGCCGCCTCGCGAGTTCGCGGCAAGCGGCGGAGTCGCTATTGCCACGAATTGGAGCGGTACATCTGAATATATCCATAAGTGGGGGCTGCCGCTAGGCTATAGTCTTGCGCCCGCGTGGATAGGTCATAGCGACTTTGAGAAGCTGGAACTAGGCGAGTGGGCAGAACCCGACATGGAAGCGTTGGTCGAACTGATGCACTACATCGCAAACAGCCGCGAGGCCGTACTCGAAGATGCTTATCACAGTGCCTCATGGTTACACGAACTCTATTCGTGGCGGCGTTTTGCGGAGTGCGTCTATTCGGTCTGGCAAGATGCTTCGGAAAGGTGGGCGAATGGCAAGCGAAGCGCAGCGTAGCGGCCTCCGGCTCGATACCGGAACGGATGATACATCCCTCACGGATTCAGAGATTGACGCTATCTATGTAACTGCCGAAAGTCTCTACAGTGACGCTGCGTCAGCAGACGCCTATGCGCGTATCGTGGTGTTTCGCCGTCTCATGGCCGCTTCTGCGCCGCGAACAACCTATCGTCAGAATCAGAGTGCCGAAAATCTCTCTGATCTGTTTGACCATTATCGCTTGATGTTGAGCATGTGGGAAAAGACACTCGACGGCACGGTGGGCGCGCTGATTGGCGCAGTGCTGCTGGGCAATACCAAGCGTGTGCCCTCACGTCTCAAGGAACATCCTGATGGTTGATCTGGACGCGATCCTGAGCGCGGGATCGCCTATCAACGTGAGCCATCGGGCAACGTTGGCATGGCGGCGCATCTCGGATAAGCCGACTTCTATCACGATCAAACGGGGCACGTCAACGCTTGGTGCTCAAACTGTACGGATTGAATACAGCGAGGGGATGACTCAACAAAATGGTATCTCGGCTTCGCCCGCCGTGCGTGACTTGATTGTTTTCGGGGTGCGCAATCACCCTGATACGGACATCGATGATACGGACATCCGGGCAAAGGATCGGTTTGTTATCGGTAGTGTGGAGTATCAAGTTAGGGATTTAGTATTGACGTTAGGTGAAGTACAGGCTCGTGCTGAGGCGCTTAGCTAGATGGAACTAAAAGTCTTTCGGCTAACGGATAAGGTGTGGTTCGGCAGAAGGCCGGAGCGCGACGAATGGGACAATCTGTTCAATCAGGGAGTTTCGGCTGTTGTGAATCTTCAGATTGAAGACGTTGACAACTTTCAGATGCTTAATCCGGTTGCGTTCCTCTGGCTACCGTCCATTGATGGCATCTTGCCTCTTGAGACGTTGGCTATCGGAGCGGCGTTTATCTCTCTAATGGAAAAGAGTAACTATTGCGTTTTCGTTCACTGCCGCGTCGCTGCTAATCGTACGCCTCAGATGTTGAGCGCCTATCTGATCAAGTCGGGATGTACGGTAGAGGCAGCGATACAGACCGTGCGCGCCGTCCGCCCTGAGTTCAATCCAAAAGAGGATGTACTGAGTAATCTTCACGCATTTGAGGCGGAATTTCGGCAATGAGTCGTGAAGATGATTTCAAGGCGCGTATGGTCGATGACGTGACGGGTAGCCCCGTGATTGCTACCGGAACGCCTATCATGACAACCCTCACGGGTGGCGTGTTTACAAAGGCCGGAGTCGGGCGCGATGGTATCTCTAGGGATACGGCAACGGGCGCATTCGACACAAGCGGCATTCTTAAGCCCTGTGCGTTAGTACGGCAACGCGCCAGCAAGCCCGACGGTGGTATTCGGGATGAAATCTCTCAAGGCGTCAGCGCTACGCAGGTAATCGAGGTTTATCTGTATGAGGATTCGGGTTGGAGCGCGATTGACGCTGCCGTACGACGCTTGAGGGCGTTGTTTATCGGTTATCAATTTTCAGATTCATTCCCGGTGGAATGGATCAATATCCTAGATCGTGAGCGCGCGCCGGAATTAGGCGAGGCGAGTATGGCTCGCGTTGATTTCCTTGTGCGCAGTGTCACAGACTATAAGGACTAAACAAGATGCCAGTTTATCGATATGGACTCCGCGATCTGTGGATCGCACCCTGGTTAGCAGAGAATAGTTACGGAACCAAGTTCCGTATCTTTGCTGCCAAAGCCTTTACCGTCAATATGGTGGTTCAGGCCGCCGAACTTGAAGGCGACGACGTAGTAGTGGACACCTTCGCGAAGGTCAAGAGTGTGGAAGCGCAGATGCGGCATGGATCGCTGTCGCTAGAGGCCCTGGAAACCATGACAGGCGGAACGTTCTACGAAGGTACGGGCTATGATGACATCGCAATGGGGCAAGACGAAACCGAGATTGCGCCTTACTTCTCGGTGTGTGGACGCGTGATGGGCACAGCTTCCGGCGATACCCATCTGTGGATTCCGAAAGCCAAGATTAACGGCAATCTGAGCTACC